ATCCCGCAGTCTGTTGCAGATGCAATGCCTTGGGTTGAGATCAACTATGACGATGCACGCAAGGCATGTGCCGTTGCCGGCTACGACCTTCTCGCTGAAACCCGCGCGCTGGCCATTGCATACGACATCAGCCAGCAAGACATCAACTGGACTGGCGGCAGGGTCGGCGAAGGCAAGATTTTCCAAGGCATCCATAAAGATAACGTCAGTGAAGCACAAGCCGGCACCTACGAATCCGAGGATGCAGAAGAGCGCCGTTGGCACCAACTCTCGAACGGTGAGCGCATCTATGACTTCTCCGGCAACTGCTACACATGGGTATTCGACGATGTTCAAGGTGATGAGAACGGCCTGACCGGCGAGATCGCAGCCGATTCAATCTCGCTTACCACCGCGCCCGCCAAATCACAAAAGAATGGCGTCGGCTGGTACCCAGAAGGCGGTGCAAACTGGTCTGGCGTTGCGCTCGTGCGGGGCGGCTGCTGGTGCTCCAGCTCGCTTGCCGGTGTGTTCCGTCTCAGCGACGGCGGCCCCGAGATTCGCTACGGCGTCGTCGGCTTCCGCTGCACCAAGGGTCTCTGAACACTGGTCACGGGTCGCGGCGTAAGCCGTGACCTCCACAAAATATAAAAACAACAGGAGCACACAAAATGAACGACGGAACAGCACTGGCAACACAAGAAGATTTCGGCGGAACAGGCCGGACTATGGCGGTTGTAGAAACCGCCTCAACGGCAATCGCGGCCCAGTCAAAAGCAATGGTCGAATCGCGCTACATTATGGCGATGCGCAATCCGCGCAACATGGACGCGGTACGTCAGGAATTGCTCAAGGAATGTCGCCGACCCAGCTTCGCCAATAACAAGAGCGCCTATTACATCAAGCCAATCGGGCAAGGCGTGGAAGGTCTTGGGATTCGCTTTGTCGAAGTAGCTCTACGCTGCATGAAGAACGTGCTGGTCGAAACCACCATGATCTTCGAGGATGAGCAAAAAGAAGTCCACCGCGTATCAGTCACCGATCTGGAAGCGAATATCACCTACCCGCTGGATGTGCGCGTGTCGAAAACCGTCGAACGCAGCAAGCCGAATAGCGATGGTTCCTACATCAGCGTGCGCAAGAACAGCTACAACAAGAATGTTTACACCGTACTCGGAACTGACGATGACCTGCTCAATAAGCGCGGAGCCCTAATCTCAAAGGCCATGCGCTCACTCGGTCTGCGCATTATCCCTGGCGATCTGTGCGACGAAGCGGAAGAGATCATCAAGAAAATTCGATTGGACGATGCCGCAAAAGACCCAGATGCAGAGCGTAAGCGCATCGTTGACGCATTTTCTTCAATCGGAGTTACCGCGACCGATCTGGCCTCCTATCTCGGGCACGACCTAGCCAAATGCTCGCCGCCGCAAATTGTGACGCTGCGTGGAATATTCGGCGCGATCAAGGACGGCGAGGCCACTTGGCAAAGTGTGATGCAGAACAAAGCAGAGCAAGGCGGGAATTCAGCCTCCGCCGCAGCCGATACCGGCAAAAAAGAAATCCCCATCTGCACACCGGAGAACTTTGAGAAGAAAAAAGCCGGATGGCGGAAGGCGATCATCGAAAAGACAAGAACCGTCGCCGACCTGATCGCCACCATCGAAACCAAGGAAAAGCTCACTGACGATCAGAAACAGACGATTGATTCGTGGTCGCACGAGAACGACTGAGGCTGACATGACCATTACCGTAAAACATGAATGTGGCTCATGCCGTGGAACAGGTCTGTATTCCGGCATGGGTGAGAGCAAAGAGGCCGCGATAGTTTGCCACAACTGCAAAGGCTTGGGGTTCAGGGTATCCGAGTTCGTCGAATTCACTGGCCGCAAACAATTGCCAAATGTTGTGCGCGTCTATCAGGCCAATCCCGGAATCAAGATCGGAGCCGGAAATGGGTTCGAGCTTGAGGATTTTGGCGGGATTCCTGTCGCAGACTGGGAGCAAGGAAAGCCATTCCCTGTTGGCGCAGAAATGCGCTCATTCACATGCCCACGGTGGTGGTTCCAATGTGCCGGCTCAGTCAGTCTTGACTGGAATATCTGCAATTCGAATATTGGACGGTCTTTTTCTCAATGCCAACACTTCTCGGACAAGGGTTTGTGCTGGGATCGCTGGGACAAAGAGCAAGCATCTACAGGAGATAAAAATGCAAATTCATAACCTACAACAAGGATCGCCAGAGTGGCACCAGCACCGCGTAAAGTGTTTCAACGCGAGCGATGTTCCGGCCATGCTTGGAATCTCGCAATATAAAACACGCACTCAATTGCTTGAGGAATATGCAACTGGGGTTGTCCAGGAGTTCGACGAAGCAACGCTACGCAGATTTGCCGACGGGCATCGCTTCGAGGCGCTTGCCAGACCGATTGCCGAAGAAATTATTGGCGAAGACCTGTACCCGATCATTGCCACCGAGGACTATGGATTGTCTCGCCTTCTGTCGGCGTCGTCCGACGGCCTAACGATGGCGTATGACAAAAATTTCGAGCACAAGAGCCTCAACAATGATCTGCGCGATGTTTTCGATAACGATCTCCCACTGTCTGAACTTTACACCTCTCAGATGGAACAGCAGCACATGGTATTGGGTTGCGATGAAACGCTATTCATGGCGAGCAAATTTAACGATAACGATGAATTGGTTGAAAAGCGCGAACGCACTTACAAGTCAGATTCGGCAATGCGTGATCGCATCATCGCCGGATGGAAGCAATTCGAGATTGATCTTGCCAACTATGTGCCGCGCGTAATTGCCGAGAAGCCAAAGGCGGAAATAGTAATTGAGCTTCCAGCCCTATTCGTTCACGCCAAGGGTGAGATCACCACTCACAATATGAAAGAGTTTGGTGAAGCATTGAAGGCCAAGCTCGAAGAAGTACGCGCCATCGCGCTTGTTTCAGACCAAGACTTCTCCAACGCAAAGGCGGCGGCCAAGATGTTCCGCGACAAAGCCAAGGAGATCAAGGTATCGAAGGATTCGATGCTGTCGCAGACCGTCACCATCGGAGAGGCTGCACGCATGATGGATGCATGGAGCAAAGACCTCAACGAAACAGCATTGCAATTGGAAAAAGATGTCGAGAAAGAAGACCTCGCCAAAAAACGCCTGATGGTAAGTGAGGCCGGAATTGCTTACTCCGCACATATTGAGGCGCTAGAAGCTGAAACTCGCCCGATTCAATTGAATGTGCAGCGCCCTGACTTTGCCACAGCAATCAAAGGCAAACGCAACTACACCAGTATGCAAAGCGCAGTGGATGATGCCTTGGCGAATGGCAAGATCGTCGCAGACGCGGCGGCAAAAGACATTCGCGCCAAACTAACTTGGTGCAAAGAGACATCCGCCGGGTTTGGGTTCCTGTTCAACGATCTTGCACAAATCATTGGCAAGCCAATGGATGACTTTCAATTGGTAGTCACCTCGCGCATTGACGCTCATAAAGCCGCCGAAGCTGCAAGACAGGAAGCCGAGCGTGAAGCAATGCGCATCGAGGAAGAAGCCAAAGCTAAGGCCAAGATTGAGGCAGAAGCCGCTGCTGCACGCGCCAAATCGGAGGCAGAAGCCAAGGCGCAAGAAGATGCACAAGCAAAACAGGTTGCCGAGCAGCAACCAGCCGTTGATAACGCCGTCAGCATTGCCGTAACTCAGCCAGTCAAAGATGGCGTGCGTCCAGCTACTGTTTGGCCGTTCCCGATGAAAGATGCAGTCACAACAGAGAAAAAAGCCGTCAGCAATTACGAACAGCCAAAAGATGTTCGCCCAGCTCGCGAACAGATCATTGCAGCCGTGGCAACCGCTTTCGATACAACCGACTCAGTTGCTCAGTTATGGCTACGTGAAGAGTTTGCGGGGGTTGCTGCGTGATTACTCCACAACTCATCCTCGACATCAATGAAGAGATCATCATCGACAACTTTGCCGGTGGCGGTGGCGCATCAACTGGAATAGAGATTGCCCTTGGCCGTCATGTTGACGTGGCGATCAACCACGACCCGGAGGCTGTCGCAATGCACTCTGCAAATCACCCACAGACGCGCCATTACTGCGAATCTGTGTGGGAGGTCAACCCACGCGACGTCGAGCCAGGCCGTCCAATTGGCCTGTTGTGGCTCTCGCCGGATTGCAAGCATTTCTCCAAGGCCAAGGGCGGAAAGCCTGTTGAAAAGAAGATTCGCGGACTTGCATGGGTCGCACTGCGCTGGGCTGCAATTCGCAAGCCGCGCGTCATCATGCTTGAGAACGTCGAAGAGTTTGTAACTTGGGGCCCGTTGGTCGAAGGCGCTGACGGCAATATGCGTCCCTGCCCAAAGAACAAAGGGCGCGAGTTCAATGCATTCCGCAATGCCCTGCAACGCCAAGGCTACACAGTCGAGCACAAAGAGTTGCGCGCGTGCGACTTCGGCGCACCGACCATCCGTAAGCGTCTATTCCTGATCGCCCGCCGCGATGGAC